GTGGAACAGGATACACAAAAGCATTTATCAAGTTTGAAGATACATTATTATCACAAATTTCTGCTGGATCTGGTGCAACATTTGAAGTTATCATTCCTCCACAAGATGGACATGGTGCTGATGTTTACAGAGAATTAGGTGGAAATAGAGTCATGGTCTATTCTAAATATGATACTGACCCTGATTATGTTACTGGTAACAACTTTGCTCGTGTTGGATTAATCAAAAATCCAGTACAATTTGGTAGTACCACAGAACCTCTAGATACATCAACTGCAACTGCTCTTGGTGCTTTAAAATTAAGGGCTGGTGCAGGAGCAACAACAAGTGGAACTACATACCCTATCAATGCACAGATAAGTCAAACAGTTGGTGTTGGATCAACTGCTGTAGGTTATGTTGCATCATGGAATAAAGATACTGGTATTTTAAGATATTACCAACCTGTTGGATTAACTGATATCTCTATCGCTGGTAATAAATTATTAGATTTTGCGGGTATTGCGACTTCTATCAATTGTGATACCGTTGTAGGACCTACTTTAACGGTAGATGATACTTTTGATAATCAAAATAAAATAACTACAGGTTCAAGAATCATTGAACTTGGACAAACTTTTAATGATGGTATAGCACCT